TTTACGGCATACCTGCACCGGGTACTAGGCGCACGGGTGCTAAGTACTTTAAATTCAAGTATCTCCCAACAAATGAATTGGAGATATTTTACGCGAATAAACTGCCAAAGAGTTGGACCAATGTGCCCTGGGTCAATTTTGACGGTAAAGTCGTTGAACAGAACTTCACACAAACTATGCAGCAACGAATTATATACAAAGATAAATATGGCAATTGGAGTGTGAACATTATTCAAGTGCCTCAGAGAACTGAAGCCACTTGGTGGGAATCTGTCATAAATGAGTCCGGTAAAATAACAGATGTAGCTGACGTGGTGAAGTCTCGTACTTCATACCCTGTTAGTGGAAATCACGCCAATGATGCAGTAATTGTTAAACGTTTTCATTTGTGGGGTAGAGATAATAATATAGAAACCTCCACTGTGCATGATGCATTCATGACCAATATAGCCCACATGGCGGAGGGTAGGCGTGCTTTGCGTGGGATATATGGTAATGCACTGGATTCAAATGTTATAGAAGATACGCTTCGTGAGATGAAAGCTAGAGGCTTGCCTTCGGAGCTATTTGAAAAATATTTGGATGAAGCTAAGGACAAAGGATTGATTCCTGTTCCGGGTCGGTCTATAATTAATGGGAAAGTCCTCACAAAAGAGGATATACTGACTAAGGAAGATATTCTTCGGGATGTTCCCGAGGATTTTGAGGTAGACCAAGGATGGTATGGTGTAAATTAACGCGGTTGGATAAGGCTGTGCCTGTCCCAATGGGCTGTGCCCAGGAGTACCGTTATGGCTGAGGAAGATAAAGGCAAGCCTTCACAGAATGGTGAAGGTGATGGTGGTGAAGGTGGATCTGGTAAGGATCCTTCCGAAATTAAACCACCTTCAAAGGAGGATATGGAAAGCCTTGTGGCGGAAAGGGTCGAAGCGGCTCTAAAACCAATCAAGGACAATCTAGAGAATGCATACAAGGCCAGGGATGAGGCCTTGAGTAAGGCGAAAGCGTACGAAAAGGAGAAGCGTGACGCTGAGCTTAAGCGGCTGAATGAAGAAGGCAAGCACAAGGAAGCCTACGAAATGCAGCTGAAGGAAGAGAGGGAAAGGAGGGAGGCCACGGAAAAGCGCAATATCGAGCTTACCCGTGATCTAGATCTCCGTAATGCTCTCTCTGGTTTCGAGTTCCGTAATGAGCGTTCTTCGAATATGGCATTCAGAGAGCTTGTTACAGATCTTGTTCAAGATGACAAGGGGCAGTGGGTACACAAAACTGGTGTATCTATAAAGGACGCTGTGAAAGCTTTTGTTGGGCAGGAAGATAATTCCTTCTTGCTTAAACCAAAGATAAATAGCGGCGGCGGTGGCGAATCCCCCAGGCTACCAAGCGAACCTCACGCGGGCAAGTCTCTGTTTGGACTACCGCAAGAGGAAGTTATCAGAATGGCGAGGGAGGGGAAACTCCGCAGAAGCGGTCCTCTCTAAGCCGCACCAAGGGAAAGCTAAATGGCTGACGTTACTGTTAACCTCGCAGGTGCCGACAACTTTGTGTTGCAATCGGCACTAGGAGCCTACACAGATGAAGCCTACACCAATGCCCGGAAGCTCTCCGGGACAGGTATTGTGGGCGACAATCCTCAGATCAATACAGACACCGAGACGTTCATCGGGCAGGTCAGGTGGTTCAAGCCACTGAACCCGACGATCAATGTCGCATCTCTTACGGACGCGACAGATGGTGATACGACCGATTATACGTCGGACTTCCTGCGGTACATCAAAACCGTACGGACGCACGGCGCAGACAAGGTCAATATGCAGCAGGTCGTGACACAGCAGGATGGGCTCGCCAAGATCGGTCGAGATTTTGGTGAGACCAGGGCTCAGGATGAGCACAACTCTCTTCTTGCCATCCTTAAGGGTGTGGCAATCTCGGAACTTCTCTTGGGTGCCGGTGCGGCATCCGGTGAAGCAGGCCTCGGTGGACAGACCTTTGACAATGATCCAACGGATCGTCACTACGGGTTCTATGTGGACCTGGGTGCACAGGGTCTCATCACAAAGGCTGGTTACGAGGGAGATGGTACTACCACCAATCCAGCATATGCTGGTGCACAGCGAGCTGAGGGTATCCTCAATGCCTTCGGTATGGCCTGGAAGGACTATGAGCCCGACTATGCCTACTTGGCTGCCTCTCCTGCTGTGATTGCCTCATTCCGTTCTGCCAACCTCGTGGACCAGACCAAGGTCACCGAGGGCAACATGAACTTCGAGACGATCTTTGCAGGTAAGTTCCGCTTGATTCCCACGCGTGCATCGCAGGGTCTTCTGAGCACAGAACTCACGATCCTGGGCGATGGCGGTGGTATTGCACTGACCGGCACGAAGACGACTTTCATCGTGCTTCCAGGTGCAATTGCACGTAGGCCACTTGCCGTTCCTAATGACGTCGAAATTGATCGCGTGGCAGCTGCATACAAAGGTGGCGGTAAGACCTCGATCTGGTACCGCTGGGGCTATGTGTACATGCCAGCGGGCTACGACTGGGTGGGTCCGGAAGATGCATTCCCGTCGGATGACAACTATATGAGTGTCATGGAAGGCACTGACATAGTGCGTCTGGCAGATGTCACTGCCACGACAGGTGTGGACGCCTCTACTGGCGTATGGAACAGGAAGTTCAACTCCGCTGTTCAGCTGGGTATCTTGCCGGTCTTCCACGGGTAAGCTCTAGTGTCTCTAAAGAAGGGTATCAACTCGTACGCTACTGTCGCAGAAGCCGACGCCTACTTTGAGGACAGGCTGGATGCGGCCGCTTGGTCATTGGCCAGCGAGGAGCAACGCGAGATGGCACTCGTCACAGCCACCACAATCATCGACACCATGCGGTGGCTCGGCTATGTCAAGGACAGTGAGCAACGATTGGCGTTTCCACGCGTTGTTAAATACTTCGATGACAAGCTGGGTATGGAAGTCCAGTTGGATTCGATGGAAGTACCTGAAAGGATCCTCGTAGGATTGTTTGAGCAGGCTTATCACCTGTTGAATACAGAGGGGATTCTGGATGAAGTAGGCTCACTGGACAGTCTTGGTGTCGGCACCATTAGTATCGACATAAAGCGAGAGGCGGCTCTTATACCGCCAATTGTCAGAAAGGTTGTGAAACCATTGCTTAGGACAGCAGGCGTGTTGACTTGGTGGAGAGCCAATTAGTGGCCATTAAGTTGCTGCTATCTAGAGGTGTCAGGATGGCATTTCGGATGCTGCAAGATAAATCAGAAAATATAACCCTTAGAAGGAAGCCGGAAAGCGGCTATGACTTCAGCGACAGCTCAGTGAATTACTCAGGTGAATCTGAGATCACTGTTGAGGCGATTTTCACGAATGAAGAACGCAAAAGCGGTGCAATCAGACGTACCGTTATGTTGATGCGTTCTGAAGTAGATGAAATACGAGCCTATGATGAGTTGGTTATTGAGGGTGTTGTTTGGAATCTTGGTCCCGTGATAAGTGATGATGGTTTTATCGTTGTTGTGGATGCATACAGAGAGAATGATGGGTAAATACACCAATCTGGAATCCAATGTGCACTCTATTTTTGCCAGTGTTTCCTGGAAAGCTCAGGGTGTAATAACTGTGCCGGCCAATTATGCTGGCAATGTGGAGTCCGATGAATACATCAGAATTTCAATAGTGTCGAGCGGATTGGGGTACAATCTCCATTCCGTCTCTGGTATGTTAATGATAGACATATTTACCAGAGCAGGCGAAGGACCCAGGAGGTCGTCAGTCATTGCTGACTTGTTGGATTCATACCTAGTCGGTAGGACAATTAGTCCGACATCGGGTGTCTCTGTGCAAATGATGGGCAGCTCCGTTTCACAATCGGGGCCAGATAAAGATAATCCTGCTCTAAATAGAGCAATCTATGCCATTCCTTTCAACTACTCTGAGGTTTTATAATGTCTCACATCAATTCCATCGGTGCTGGCCTATTCTCCGACCTCTCGGTCGCGATGCCTTCGACTCCACCGGTTTTTCTTGATCTAAACACTGCAGCTGAATTCCAAGCGCTGTTTGCTACGGAAATCAATTCTGTTGCAGGTACAAAGGCCGCCGGTACATTCGTGCGTGTGAAGAACGCACGAGAGTTTCCGTCGATGGGTACTCCACCCAACATTGTGAATGTGCCGGTATATGGTTCGAAGACGTCCCGTCAGATTCAAGGACAATCCGACGCACCGACGATCGAAATCACACTCAACCTGGTATCCACTGACTGGGCGCGTGATGCAGGTGTGCTTCTCGGTAATGCAGTGGGTGATGGTAATCAGTACGTGTTCCGTTTCACACTGATGAATTCCGAGCCGACCGGCACAGATGCAACTAAGTATGCATCGATCGATGCTGGTGGTGTCGGCACGGTGGGTAACAGCCAGTGGTTCTGGATCGGTAAAATCGAGGCTTTCCTCGTCAATCCGCAGCTCACGGATGCCAATACTGCCACGCTCACGATCAGCATTCAGTCGGAATTCTACGGCGCCTTTACCAACGACGCTGTCTAATAAGGGGATCTAAGAGCTATGGGACAGAATGCACTGCGCGAAATGAAGCAGCCGTTCAGCATGGGTTATGTGCTGAGAGCGACCGCTAAGCACATGCGAAAGAGCATCGATATCAGTATTCGT